ATTCTGCTCCGTGCCGTCTGTCGTTACCGTCCCCCCTGTTTCTGATAGGGTTGGTAAAGCATTAGTAACAGCCAAAATGTCATCTACATTGGCATCAACAACCACCAAGTCAGCATTAGTATCCTGCACGATTGCTAATATTACAGCCTGGTTGACCAGAACAGTTGCTAAACTATCTGTAATCCCAGTAACATCTGCGGGATTATGAATACCTGTACCACCCATTATACTGTGCCCTCACTAACACAAAGATTAGCTTGGCCACCAGCACATATAGCATTGATAGCCCCATAGAATATATTCTCAGGCCCCATGTGATAAGACCCACCTTGAGTATTGAGCCTTTTGCCACTACCAATTACAGCAGCATTCCCAAATCCTAAATAGATAGTCTCGTCACTATCATTAACAAGGTCAAGTTCTGCTCTGTTCAAAGTAATAGGCCTTACCTCCGTACTGACTACGGCTACAGTTGTGAAGGTATCGTCTACTACTTTAATAGGATGTATTCTTGGGTCTGGCATTTATCTTTATCCTACCTTACTAACTATCAATAGATTCTCGTCATCAGCTATCTCCCCACCGCATGTATTCAATGTATATGTCTGGTCGGTATCTTCAACACGTGTACCTACTTCAATATAATCACCATTTGATAATTGGATTATGCAGTCTAGCCCTGGGGAAAAGTTACCATAGCCCGAACCCCTGGAATAGTCCCTTATACTACCCTTTCTTTGAGTAGTCCCCCCATTGACCCTGATGATGCCTTGTAGTGTAGACCTGGCACTCCCAATTTGCTCTATGTTCCCGACAAACCGTATTGCGTACCACCCGCTGGAAGATACCTGCACCCTTCCAGAATTGGTCGAATTAGAATGGACAAACCCAGAGTCTTTTTTATCTTCTCCATTCCAAGTCCACCATACCTCTGTCCCATTGCCTCCGCCAACATTTTGGTTGTTAGTTTTGGTCAATATTATATACGGCATACTTGCTCCACCAGTATGGGAGTGAAGTGTCGTTTCTCCACCACCAGTCAAATCAGGATGTCCGGGATATTCCTTAACAACCATTATTAACCTTCCGCAGTATCGCTTCTTTCTATCTCTGACTTGCCATCGGTGTGACGCTGAATGGCGTAAACCTTGAACTGCCCAGTTGTTGGTCTTGAGATAACAATTTCCCTGTCATCATCGGCCATTGCGACAATAGCATCCTTTGTCTGCACGGCAGTTAAAGGAACACCTGTGTCATACTTATTGGATGAGCCTTCGCCAATGTCATCACTATCAATGGCAGAAAGAGCAGTTGCCTCAATGGCTCCTGCTTTGGTGATGTTAGCTGTTGCTGCGTTTACCTTCCCTACAATCTCATCATCAGTGTAAGACGCTGCATTTGGGTCAAGATAATCCTTTACAATTCCCATATTATTCCTCCCTTAACATTGCATATTGCCCCACTTCGGGGTCATAATAGATATTAGTTACCTTCTTCATTCCCTCTGGTGGGTTGCTTGTAATAAGCGGGCGTGGGTGAAGACTCATTTCCCACCATTTTACTATTGTCTGATTAACGACACACTCATCCCGTGAGCAGTCCCAATCTCCATGATTATCTAAATAGGCACACTCACAGAATAAGCAAAAATTAACATTCTCACAAGGCCTCATAGCCACTCCTATTTAAAGGTTACTGTGAAATCACCGACTAGCCCGTTATTAAACTCTAAGAAAATACCAGTTTCCATTTCACAGTCGTAAATCATAGTAAACGGTTGGCAGGAAACCTGAACGGCGGTTCTCAGAATAAGGGTTCCGATTAGAGTTCCCGTATTATCAACCCCGTCAAATATGGCACAATCGCCAACAACGGTCATGCCATTAAATATAATAGAGTGCAAGACACAAGGCCCAGTATGAGCTATGCCTTCGGCTGGTATATTTATTTTATCCCAAGGAAAATCTGCTACTGGATTGGGCATATTAACCTCCTATTTACATCTAGCCGAGAGGAGGAAAGGAGCAACCCCCTCCCGACTAGCCGTTGTTACTAGCCCTTAGACTAGCAAAATGATTATCTAAACTCCTTTTATCCTATATCCCCTCCCATGTAGGTGCCTCTCCAGTCAAGTGTAGTGGCACCGAAGATTAAGCGCACACGGTAGAAGATGTTGTCAGTTGCGAAGTCGCCACTCATCGGGCCGATTGCTCCACCACCAACCGATACCTTGTTAGAAGCCTTCATGCAGATTTCAGGACTCTCATGCCCTGTAAGATGGGCAGCTTCAATAACCCTAATATCATTCGGGTCAGAGAACAGGTACCACTGGGAGTTCTGAGAAGCCGCAGAGCCATTGGCAGTAGCAGCAGCAGGTAGGTATGGGTCAACTATTAACTGCAACCCATACTGGGATACCACATTGGTTGTCGGGTAAGGAAGCGGGCCACCAGCACCACCAAGCTCCATCCACTGCTTAACAGCTGAGGTCAGGATTTGGCGAGCAGTCATTTCAAGAGCCGGAGGTACAACCAGGAATTTAGCTCTGCAATAGATCGGTTCACCAGCAGCATCGGTACGACCTGCCATCTGCTCTAGTCCAGTTTCCAGGTTAGCTATAGTCAGAAGAGCAGCAACCCTGTTCACTTCACCGGCGAAAGAAGAGTATAGTGGGCCACCGACAGTGTGAACGGCGGTACCAGCACCACCAGTTATGTCATAGGCATATTGACCAACAACCACACGGTGTTCAGTCCTTTGTGCAGCCATGGCGAATCTCATCGGGGTATCCTGTAAGGCACTTAGGTCGTCATTGATTATTGCCTCCCAGGATATATCAAACTGACGACCATATTTGTCAACCGAGATTGCGTACCTGTCTGCGTTTCTGTCGCTTGCCAGGTATTCGCCTTTCTCATAGACTATATCAAGATGCTCGTCTCCACCCCTCATAGCAAATCTATATCCGCCAACCTGTGGGGCTATACGTGGTACGGTAGAGAGTTTGGTATATGGTTTCCAGACAGGTGGGGTAGCTTTGTAAGCCGCCAGCATCTGCCTATCAAGCACATCACCAAACAGGTGAGGGAAGTCGGAAGTAGTCAGTGCTTCCCTTAAAAGGTACTCGTGTTTGTGGGCTGGAAGTCCTTTGGCATTTGATAGCAGGTCAACAACTTCAGTCAACCTGCGCTCATAGCCTTCAGGTCTGGCTATATCACCAGCGGCAACAAAGCCATTCCAGTCCTCCATCAGTTTCATTAAGTCAGGCATTATTATCCTCCTATGTTATTTTATATCTTGATGAACTTATCTAAAGCCATCAAGGTGGCTGGTTCAACCTCCAACGTATCAGGTAGAGTAACCACATCAAAGACCACCTCAACCTCTTGCGCCATTAGTTCCCCATATTCCTCAGCAAACTTCTGGAAGCCTTCGCTTTGAGGTAAAACCCTGGTTTGCATCGGATTGTCAGGGTCTTTTTCGCCATAGGTTGTGATTAGTCCCTGCCGCACCTTCTCAATGACCTGTAATTGGTCATTGAGTTTGGCAGCAAGTTTAGCTAACCCATAGCTTACCTTGACTGGAAGTTTCTCCGTTAGAAGTTTCTGTAGTGGTTCCTTTGCGTTAAAGATTTCTCCATTTGTTAGTTTCACTGTTTCTCTCCTTTTTTACTTTAGTTTATGCTGACCATAGATTGACAAACATCTCAGTGGCTACCCCAGAACCATTAACGACAGCCAATGCTAGATGTCCTGCAGCCACACCAGCTAGATGCCCAGCAACCCAACCTACTGTTTCACAATTAGCTGAGTAGAAGATAGCTGTGTTGACTGACCCCTGAGCACTTGAGTTAAGTGAAATGGCATACAGGTCTTCAGGTTGAGCAGTAAGGATAGCCTCTGCCTTCAAGCCGTAAATGACATCAGCCGTTGCATAGTCTACTACGGCGGCAGCATAGACACCATTACTCTGGGCAACAATCGCATATGTTCCTGCTGGTGCATCAAATGTGGTGTCAAGATTCAGCCAAGCACCAAAGCCATATACCCAGTTACCAGTCATTACACCCACAGCAAGAGAGTCAAAGTAGGCAGCAATACCCACATCCTGAGTACCTGCTACAGCGACTGCCTTGATTTGTAAGGCTGAACTTAATTCAGGTACTGCAAGACAATCCAGTTCCAAAATCTCTGCAGTTGAACCACACATTGTTGCGGGCTTAAAGGCTAGATTAACTTCTTGCCCATCACCGAAGAAGAGCGGTTCCGTGTCAAGCAGCCAATGAGCTATCGGGTCCCAATGTACCTTAATCGCCATCTGTCCTGTAGATGTGGCGGTAGCAGTCCCCAGCGCATAGCCAAATGGTATTTGGGTTGTGTTATTCCTTCGCTTGCTGATTGTGGCATCGCCTGTACCAAGCGCACCAACTCCACCCGTTGAACCATCGTGAATATAGAGTGGGTCACCAGCTACAATAGCTGAGCCTCCCCCCGTGTCGTCATAAGCAAAGAATGGGAGATTCCAGATACCCTCGGTATCTATTGCAATATAGTCGGTTAGGGCTGTGGCGGTTGAAAGGGCCACACCGACTGCATTACCCCGATTTGCGACAACAGCAGCATTACAGATTATTACGGGGTCACCCTTGTTTACGAATCCACTTGCCCTAAAGGGGTGGATAAGTTCAGTTTCCAAAACTGTTACATGTCTACCTTCATAAGTAGACGAGACTTCGGTTCCTGCGGTTAATTGTCCCGCATAAACACCTACAGTTGTTCCTGGCATTTTAATTTCCTCCTAAGATTTTTGTTGTATTTGTCGAATATGACAGTATCAGCCTGTTTACCCGTTAGGCTCTAGCTCCTTTCTAGTGACCAGAGACGGCGATTTCTAATTGTTCATCCGTCCAGTCTGGGTTAGCTCGCTTGAAGCTTTCTTTCAGTGCTTCGTGGTCTTTGGCAGAGTCAGCCTTGGTTGGGCCAAGACCTTTTACCTTACCTGCTTCAGATAGTTTGGCGATATAATCAACTTCAGACTGTATCGCTTCTGCTATTCCTTTAGCAGACTCGGCATCCTTGAACCTCTCAATTATCCGCTCTTTGGCAGCATCGGGTAGCTCGGCCTTGTCTACAGCCTCTTTTATTGAGGCTTGTGCTTCGGCTTTTGCCTTATCCTTCTCCGCCTGCAAAGCAGCTTCCTTGAGTGCATCCCTCTCCGTTGTCAGCGTAGTTATCTGACCCTCCAGTTCTGTAATCCTTTCTTCCTGTTCAGACATTCGTTTAGCCTCCTTGATAATTTGTGTCCTGACATCAGCTTCTATAAGTTTAACCAAGTCAGGGCGTTTCTCCTTTAATGCTGATAGTTCGACCAAATCTACATCCCGACTTCTATCAGACTCGTAGAATGTGACAATCCCTCCGGCACCGGGTTCAGTTACAAAGTCAACCGACCTGGCTCCTGTGAGTTCTTCTATCACCAGAGTTTCCTTGCCATCGATGGTAGCTTTAGAAGCACGCCCTATTGCATTGATAGAGATGCCCATTTCTGATAGCAACTCTTTATCTCGCAATGTAGCTAACTTCGTCATCAACCAGGGTTCGATGATTTCAGCAACACCAGTAACAACTCCAGTCTCATCACACGATACATCTTTCAGTACAGCAACCCACCCAGTATTCTTTATTGACCTCTCAGGCAGTTCTTTATCCTCCTGCTCTGTAGGATGGTCGGCATACATTTTCTGACCTTCAAATACTTTATAGTCCCGTTTCAACATTTCAGCCGGATAATATCTGTCCTCAGAAGCATTAAACCCGGGCTTAATAACTATTACGGTAGCCCTGCCCTTGTCAAACTTGGCCTCAGTTAATGGTACGTAATTCTGTACAAGCTCCCGTGTCATAGTTTCTTTAACCCATCTTGGTATATCCTCATCTGCCACATCCAGCTTTCTATATTCAGCTCTTATCTTCCTCTTAACAGCAGGTAAGTCGGCAGAGGGTATAGCTACTTTCTGCCCCCTGAATCCACCAGGACTTAAAGCAGCAGCGGCAGCACCTAACTGTCTTCGGGTTACTTTCTTATCGGGGTCTTCCCACAATCTCAACTTCCACTCAGATGGCTTCTCAGGGTCAGGGACATAAGCAAAAGCCGCAGCTGGAAACTTTACCCCATCCTCTGTTTTCATCGCCGCTTGTTCTTTAATCAATTTCAATACGGAGGTCGCCTCTTTAGTGGCTTTCTTGATTTCCTCCTCATCCGGTGCCTCGGATGATAAGAGTTCCTGGCATAACGCCACAATTTTCTTTATGCGAGCAGAATCTAGACTAGCATTTCTACGACCTGCTTCCTGTAAAATATCCGCATATACCGGCTGAAGTGATTCCATCGCTTTGAAAACTCTGGTACTTGATACCTTCTTAGGGTCACTGAATGTAGCCCTGCCATTCTCATCCAGCTCATAACTGGACTGGTAGAGTTGCCCGTCAACATCATAAATAACCTTGTCGGCAAAGACCTCATCAATAGTCAGGTTCTTGGGTATGACCGATTCGGGCTTTATTTTGTATTCCGTGATTAGGGCTGATTGAAGTAGATTCTTCTTGTTGTCATCGCTTATTTCCATAGATTCCCTCCGTTCGCCTGCCGTTTTAGCTGTCATAAGTGCTCCACACTCCGAACATTTTTGACTATTACATTTAATACTTGCCTCAACGACTATTTCATTATCACATTCAGAGCAGATACAAGTATGCTCACCGTGAGGGTGGATAGCTTCTTTGGCTACCCACTTGTCATTCTCATCTTTCTTATATTTAGTCTTAACAGCAGTCCACGCCGTTGCCGCACTCTTTTGCTCATTGCCACTGTATTGCTTGAAGGCTGAATTGTAAG